AGCTTCGGCTACACCGGGCAGAGCGTCCATCGGGGCAACTTTTGATATGGCAACTTATGTTGCTGGTGCCGCGCCAAATTATATTTCGCGTGTAACCATGAGTGGCACAGCAGCCACTACTATCACTTTGCCGTTTAAAGTAATGGGAATTTCCAGAGATCCAAATAACCAAGACACGTCTGTCGCAGGTTGTGTGTATCGAGTATTACTCAATGCAAACATCTGGGGCAATAACGTGGCTGGTATATAAGGAGGATAAATCATGGCAATATCACGTAATCAGCTAGTTAAAGAACTAGAGCCAGGTTTAAACGCCTTGTTTGGCCTGGAGTATAAACAATACGAAAATCAGTCGGCGGAAATATACGTCACTGAATCATCTGATAGAGCTTTCGAAGAGGAAGTTATGTTATCAGGTTTCGCACAAGCAAGAGTTAAACCAGAAGGATCTGGAGTAGCTTTTGACCAAGCGCAAGAAACTTTCACAGCAAGATACACTAACGAGACAATTGCTCTCGCTTTTGCTATCACTGAGGAAGCTATTGAAGATAACCTGTATGACAGACTTGCTTCAAGATACACAAAAGCTTTAGCAAGATCGATGTCACAAACAAAACAAGTTAAAGGCGCTGTGCCTTTGAATACTGGATTACCGTCATTGACGGGATTCACTTCAGGAGACGGCCAACAATTGTTTAGTACTGCGCATCCAACGATTGCAGGTACTTTTCAAAATACTTTAACTACACAAGCTGACTTAAACGAAACTTCATTAGAACAAGCATTGATAGATATCGCTGCTATGACTGATGAAAGAGGTTTAAAAATTGCAGCTAAAGGTGTAAAAATGATTGTGCCACCGGCAAACCAATTTACTGCTGAGAGATTGATGAAATCTCAAGGTAGAGTTGGTACTGCTGATAATGATATAAATGCAGTTAAATCTATGGGAATGATTCCTCAAGGTTATAGAGTGAATAATTTCTTAACAGATACTGACTCATTTTACATTACTACAGATGTTCCAAATGGGATGAAACACTTTAACAGAGCTCCTCTTACAACTAAAATGGAAGGGGACTTTGATACTGGCAACGTTAGATACAAAGCTAGAGAAAGATACGTTTTTGGCGTATCAGACCCTAGAGGTATCTTCGGTGTTGAAGGTGCGTAATCAATAAAATTTTGTGGCGGAACATGTTTCCGCCACAATTTACTTATAGAAAGAAAAATGCGACAATTTCTAGTAAATATATGGGCTTACGATCATCACGCTAAATTTATAGTTTCAGCGGATGATAATGCTGCGTCTATTGAAAAAGCAGTCCTTGACAAAATTGGAGAAAAGAGTATAAAATGGGACTCAACGGGAATGTTTAGAGATACCCGTAGAATAACATACGAGGAGTTGATTGATGGTACTAGACCTGTACAGACAAAAACGATCCTTGGAGTTGAAGTGGCAGTTGGAGTATGAGCAAAATAATAAATATACTCTTAATATGGTCCAGATTGATAACGCTATTAGAGAAGTTATTACTGAGATCAAAGCCGAGGAATCGAAGATTGCAGATAGAGAAAATGCAATCAGAAATGCTGCCCCTCAAGTTTCTGTGGCTACTTAGATAAACGCCACATCGCTGGAATTACATATTTCACATAAGGATCCCTTGCACTCTACTCAAATTTCATATATATTTTAAGCACTAAGATAATTAAATCATAAATTGGTTATTCTTTGCTTAGTAGGAATGGCTGGCGCTAGGAGGCGCTGATTATATGACAACACACTTTTCAAGTGGAGTAACAAACGTTAAAGGTAAACAACTAGGTACTTCTTTATTTAGTGGTATCAAGCAACCTTTAATAACAGGTGCAACATCACCTCAAGAATGGGCATTTCAAGATGACTTTGTCCAATTCTCAGAAACAACTTTATCACCATGGACTATAATAGATCCAGGTGGAAGTTCATACATGCTAGCTCAATATGCGCAAGGATGGTTGAGAATGGGAGACGCTAGTCCAAGTGCCGCAGATATTGCTGCAGCACAAGGGGAAGATGTTTGGCAGTATCACTCTCAAAAATTATGGTACTTCGAAACTAAATTCGCAGTTACTGATGTGAGTGATCTCAATACCTTTGTTGGTTTTGGGGCTAATGCTTATGTTGATCCTGTGGCATTACCAGATGATGGTATTGGATTTTCTCATTTAGAAGATACAACTACAATTCAATTTGTATCTAGAAAAAATGGAGCTGGTGTATCTTTCACTATGTTAGATTCAGCTGGCGGAAGTACTTATACTTTTGCAGATTCTTCTATAACAGCACAGTCTGCAACTGCTTATAACATGCCGGATAATGCTGTTAGATTGGGATTCTTATTCCAACCGATAGGTTCAGCACCAGGTGTTACAGCTGTTCAGTATCAACTTTTCTTAGATGGTAAGTCCGTTGGAACACAAGCAGCAACCACTGTTCCTGATGATTTGCTTATGGAATTGAAGATGATGACTGAAAGTAAAGGAACTGTAGCTAACGATCTTTATGTTGACTACGTTCAAACGGTTCAACAAAGATAATAAAATTATTCTAAGCTCCTTCGGGAGCTTAGAGATTTTAGGAGAAAATTATGGGAAACGTATCACACGTAAAGTCGAAAACTTTTGCAGCTGTATCGGCTGACACAACAGCTATTTGTGCCAATCAAACTAATAGTGGTTCAGGAAGTATGACTCTAACAGACACTGGCGCTGCTGGTGTTCTAGTACCAGGAAATCTAGGTACAACTGTAACTATTATTTCTACGACAGGGACAACAAATTCAGGAATTACTTTTGATGTAACTGGAATGGATATTAATGGTGATAGCGCAAGTCAAACAGGAATTACAGGACCTGCGGGAAGTGCAACGGTTACAACAACTCAAGTTTTTGTTTCGGTGACAGAAATAACTCACTCAGGAACTTGTACAGATGTGTCTTGTGGAATCACTGCCACTACAACTGGAACAGGTGTAGTTTTTGCAGGAAGAACTAGAATCAGAGGAATGCATGTTGTTCCATCAGGTACAGAAGGACTCATTGATTTTAAAAATGGCTCTTCAAGCGGAACTAAAACATTAGAGGTTGGAGTATATACTGATCAAACGCCGGTAGATCCTTATATCCCTGATAATGGGGTACTGTTTAAAGATGGTGCTATGATTAATATTGGAGCAACTGATCTAGCGGATAATGTAACAGTATTCTACGACGGTTAAGGAGACTGTATGGCTAATACGACATCCGGAACAGCAACGTTTGGGAAAACGTTTGCGATTGATGATATTATCGAAGAAGCCTTTGAGAGATGTGGTATTAGAGGAGTTGCTGGTTACCAGTTAAAAACTGCTAGACGCTCTTTAAATATTATGTTTCAAGAGTGGGCGAACAGAGGTATTCATCTCTGGGAAATTGGAGATGGTTACTTAACTCTGGTCGCTTCTACCAATCAATACATTGGTTATCGTTCAAGCGCCGATGGAACTTCAACTTTATTAAATAGTGCAGGTGCCGCTTTATATGGTACCGATGATATTTTTGAAGCATCTTATAGAAGTAGCGCAGGAACAACCAGTCAATCAGATAGTCCTTTAACAAAAATTTCAAGATCCACTTATTCGGCTTTATCAAATAAATTAGCTTTAGGACAACCTTCACAATACTGGGTTCAAAGATTTATAGATAGAGTAACTGTTACTTTATACACAACTCCAAGTTCAAGTCAGGCTGGAAGTCAAATTCAATTTTATTACATGAAAAGAATCGAAGATGCAGGCGCTTATACCAATGCAGCAGATGTTCCTTATTATTATATTCCCTGTATGTGTGCAGGTTTAGCTTATTATATAAGTATGAAATACTCACCAGACAGAACACAAAATTTAAAATTATTATACGAAGACGAATTACTAAGAGCGGAGGCAGCAGATGGTTCGGAAGCGAGTACTTTTATTACTCCAAAAACCTATTATCCATCTAGCGCATAATTATGGCTCGATTTGCACAAGGAAAATTTGCATTAGCAGTTTCAGATATTAGTGGCCAATCTTTTCCATGGAATGAAATGGTTACCTAGTGGAATGGATTGTTTGTCCATTATTCTGAATTTGAATCGAAGCAGCCCCAACTCGATCCTAAACCTAGTGCAGCGGATCCAACGGCC